CGCGGAGAGTACGAACTCGCCCGCGAGTACACGACCCCCACACCGTTTCGGCCACCCGCAGCCCTGGAGATGAGATGGGGGAGCCCCTGAGCGGTCTGCGCTAGGCTCCAAGGGATCCATTCCCTCGGAGCGATCCCATCATGCTGATCCACTGCTGCACGATCAGCCCTTTATGAGTGCCGAGCATATTCGGGCCTTCCAGTTCCAAAAGGGAACGTCTGGCAATCCGAAGGGCCGTCCCCGGAACGTCCCACAGCGCACCGTCGCGGAGCGGATCATCGAGTTCGCCGACGAGATCAAGCCCGGAGAGATCGGCGAGGACGGGAAGCAGGGGCCAGACATGAGAGGCTCCGATCAGCTCGCCCAGGTGTTCTGGAATCATCTCCTAGCAGGCGACCCGCGCTTCTGGGCGCTCGCGTCGGCGACGATGCCTAGCCTCCTGGCGAGCGTGCTGCCCATCGGCCTGGAAGAAGGCGAGACGAAGCAGATCACCGAAGGCCCGGCAGCTCGGAAGGGCAAGCTCCTACAGCTCCGTCGCGTCCTCGATGACTGCAACCTGGAGCCGCCCGCTGCCCCGAAGATCGCGGCCTCGAAAGGCAACGGCGCTGTCCCGCATCCCGGCGGGAATGGGAAGGCGTGACGAGCCAACTCCACACGATCGACCTCGACGATCCAGGCGCGACGGCCTCGGTCCCGCCGGATGCCGGGGGGCTGCGCGCCGTTCAGGAGGCTCTCAATAACCTGGCGCTGGCGGCGCTCGTCGATCAGGGCCAGGACGTGCGGCCTGAATCGCTGGCCCGCGTGCCGGATGCGGTGAAGCGCACGCTCGTCGGGGCAGGCGGCGAACTGCGTCGCGCTATCGCAGCGATGACCGCAGCCCACGACCAGCCCGCGGCCGATCAGATCCTGCAGAGATCGAGGACGCGGCTCGACGTGAAGGATCACGAGAGACTGAAGCAGGCGCTTGAGAGCGGCGAGGCCGAGATCGACGGCGGCGGCGAATCGCTCGGCGCGACGACTGAGCTGATCGCCGAGCTGGGCCTGGAAGAATCATCACACGAGCGATCCTTCCCGCGTGGCTCGCCGTGAAGCCGAAGCAGACGAAGCGACTGAACCCGCATGTCTGCTCGGATGGCGAGCGCGTCCTTCTGGCGCTCTGTGAGAGGTGCTCCGTCTGTGGGTATGACCCCCAGGTACCCACGCGCCCGAAGCCGGCGCCTGAGCGCGGACGCACCCGCCCCGAGCGCCGGGGGCACACCCGCTGATGGCATCCAACCGGGCGAACATCGACCGGGCGCTAGGGCTCTGGGCGCTCGACGGCGACCTGAGCTACTGCCCGCACGACCCGACCGCGAACCAGCACGTCGCGCTCTGGCTGGCCGAGCAGACCCGCGAGGTCTTCTACGGCGGCGCGGCCGGCGGGGGCAAGAGCGACTGGATGCTGATGGGTGCTCTTGCCTACGTCCACATCCCCGAGTACTCGGCGCTCATCATGCGGCGGACCTTCCGCGAGCTGAACAAGCGCGGCTCGCTCATCCCTCGATCTCACGAGTGGCTGTCCGGGACCGATGCCCACTGGAGCGGGGAGCATTCCCGCTGGGCCTTCCCGAGCGGAGCGACGCTGGAATTCGGCCACTGCGAGCACGAGAAGGACCGATTCGCTTATCAGTCGGCTGAGTATCAGTGCGTAGCCTTCGACGAGCTGACGTCCTTCAGCGAGACGATCTACCGCTACATCGGATTCAGCCGCGTCCGCCGACTGAGAGGCTCAGCCGTCCCGACGCGCACGCTCGGTGCCTCGAACCCTGGCAATCACGGGCACGCCTGGGTCGATGATCGCTTCCACTGCGACGCCGCGAAGTGGAAGGACATCCCGCAGACGCCGGGCCGCGCCTTCGTCCCGGCACGCATGGCGGACAATCCCTATCTGGACGTCGAGGAATACGCCGAGAGCCTGCAGCATCTTCGCGCCGTCGAGCGCGTGCAACTGATGGAGGGCGACTGGAGCGCCCGCGAACTCGGGGACTTCATGTCGAGCGAGTGGTTCCCAGTAGTGGACGCGGTCCCGGCCGGCGGACGCGAGGCGCGTTACTGGGACTTCGCGAGCACGAAGCCTCACAAGGGGAACCCGGACCCGGACTGGACGAGGGGCTGCCGCGGCAAGATCGCACCCGATGGGATCTTCTACATCACGGACTTCAGGTCAGCGCGCGACGCGCCGGGCGCAGTGCAGGCTCTCGTGAAGTCCACGGCCGGCAGGGATACGGGCCGGGTGCAGGTCCACTGGGAAGAGGAGGGCGGCAGCGCAGGGAAGATCGCGTCGCATCATCTCCGTCAGTTGCTGATGGGATACTCGGCGAAGGCCGACCGCGTGACCGGGTCGAAGATCAGCCGCGCTGTCCCGCTGGCGAATCAGGCCGAGGCGGGGAACGTCCGCGTCCTGCGCGGCGGGTGGAACCAGGATTTCTGGGACGAGGTCGATGCCTTCGGCTCGGGCGCGGGGCATGATGATATGATCGACGCCGCGTCCGGTCTCTTCGGCCAGCTCTCGGGCTCGTGGGGATGGAGCGATCTCTACCCGAACGCCGGCCAGGGCGAGCGGCAGCAGGAGGCGCGAGCTTGACCCAGCTCGGCGTGACAAATACGATTCGATATAGGACGCCGTTCGAGCGCGAGGCGGATCCCCAGGGCGTGCCTATCTTCCCCTATGGCATCTATGAGAAGGGCGATCACTTCTTCACGTTCGGCGCTCGGTACGATCTGATGGGCCAGGCGCCGGCGCTCGTCGAGGCGGGCGGATACATCATCGTCAAGCCGGTATCGATCGCGACGGCGGGCTTCGACATCGACGTCTTCAAGATCGCCGACGGCTGGCACCGCGTGAATGGCGAGATCGAGTGGCAGTCCAGACTATCGGTGCTGGACCGCGAGCTAGACTATGCCGTCCCGAAGGCGACGATCACGGTCCTCGCAGGCGCGACGGCGTATCAGGTCTATGCGTTATCAGACCAGAACCTGACGGGCGTGACGAACGCGCTGGACCTCAACTTCCCGCTGCCGATGTCGCTCGGCTTCAAGATATCCCCGATTAACGGGCCGCACACTTTCGCCGTCCACTGGCTGCCGGTCGCCCGCGGACGCAGAGCCATCTAGGAGCCACGAGATGCCGACGAGCCAACTGATCCAGACCCTCGTCCCCTTCGCGACTTACAACAACGAGACCTACACAGTGGCGCTCGGCTACCAGGACTCGAACCAGAACAACTCGGTTGAGATGCCGGGCCTGACTGCTTCGGGCCTCTATATCATCTCGAACGAGGACGTCTTCACGGCCGGCACGGTCACGCTCGACATCGAGCTGGTCGATACGGGCTGGGGGAATAGTGACCTGATAACGAAGACGGCGATCGTCTCGATCCTCGACGCGAGCCCCCCGATCACGGTCCACTCGGCGGCGGGCTATCACGTCACGGTCTTCAGTGCGGAGACGAGCCTAGAGGGCGTTGACCGTCTGATCGATCACCCGCTCCCCCCGAATCTGCTGCTGACCTACGTCTTCGACGCGAATGATCACGAGTTCGCGGCTGCGGCCTACTTCGTCGAGCAGGGCAGGAGCGCGATCTGATGGGGCCGATTAAACGCCTGGAGCGCGCGATCCGACGCCTGAAGATGCGGCGCGTCCTGCGCCAGATCGAGGCCGAATGGCGCGAGCATCGACAGCGAGTCCTGTCCGGTGATATTGTAGAGATCGCTCCGCGCGAATCATCTACCGATGGGGGGTCGGAATGAGCGAGGGCGCGCTGCTGCTTCCTCATAGTCTGATCGACGAACTGGCCGAAGAGCGCGCGCTCAAGATCGCGAGAGAGCGCCGTCTGGCACGCGATCACGCCGGCCCGCCAATCGTCTACCAGTCCAATGCAGTCACGCTCGGGGGTCTCGGCAGGCAGCCTGCGAAGACTGCGCTGCTAGAGGAGAACGTCGGCTGGTCTGCCATTGCCGGGACCGCGAAGGCGTCGCGCATCATGTCGCTCGACCCTCAGATCCGGGGGATGCGAAGGACCGAGCAGGGCGGGGTGGAGAGCTTCGACCTCCCCGAGCACGAGGCGAAGAATCTCCTCGACCATCCGGGCGATATCTTCTCTCGGGCGATGCTGCTCTGGCTAACCAGCTTCCACCTCGATCAGATCGGCGAAGCCTACTGGCAGATCCTCCGCGACGGGATCGGGATCCCGCGCGAGCTGTGGCCGATGCCGCCGCAGCATGTCGAGCCGATCCCGCATCCCGAGATGGTGATCTCTGGCTATCGCGTCATCAGTTCCCAGGGGTCGCGAGACATCCCGCGCGAGGATGTGATCCGGTTCTGGAAGCCAGACCCCGAGACTCTCTTCAGCTCGGTAGGCTCGCTCGGGCCGCAGCGCTCAGAGTGGGACGCCGACCGATTCCGCATCGAGACGATCCGCACGCACTTCAGCGAGGGCGCGATCCCGCGCACGGCTCTGAAGGCCGAGAGCGGCGCGATGCTGCCGATGGGCGACGAGCGCGACGCCTTCAACGCGGACTGGATGCAGCGCTACCATCAGAGGAAGGGCCGCGACCGCGGCGTGCCTGCGTTCCTGCCTCCCGGCTTCGATGTCGTCCACCTCGATCAGTATGGCGGCGTGAATGACACGCTCGAATGGGGCGAGAAGGTCGCCGAGCAGATCTTGGCAGCCTACGGCGTACCGGGCGCGATCGTCGGGATGATGGTCGATGTCAATCGGGCCGCGGCCGAGACCGCGCGCTGGACGTTCGATCAGTTCACGATCCAGCCGATCACGAAGCTGATCTCGATGGCGATCACGGACCAGCTACTGCGGCCCAACTTCGGACAGGACGTGATCTGTGAGTTCGCTCCGTTCGTCTCGCCAGACAAGGACTTCGACCAGCGTCAGGAGTTCCAGGATCTGGCGACGAAGGTGCGCGTCATCAATGAAGTCCGCGCGGATCGCGACGGCCTGGAACCCGTCGAGTGGGGGAATGAGCCGGTCGGGTCGATCGCCGACTCGCCCTATCGCCCTGACGAGGAATTCGGGGAGGAGAGCGCCGCCGATCTCGATGGGCCTCGTGCTAGCGGCGACTCGTCGCCATTCAACAAGAGCGACCGCGAGCCGCAGACCCGAGCGCTCGACTTCTTCGATCCGCGCAGCGTCGAGAAGAGGATGGTCGCAGTCGAGAAGAAGAACGTCTCCAAGATGACCCGAGCGCTCGGCGGCGTATGGGAAGTCCAGAGGAAGGAGACGATCGCGCGGCTGCACCGGATGATGCCCGGCAGCTCTAGCGGGGAGGCGTCGCGCGTCGTGGCCGAGCAGATCTTCAATCCCGACGACTGGGCCGACCTCTACAAAGCCCGCGTCCAGCCGCTGCTCGAATCAATCGCTACCGATGCGGCTGCAATCAACTATTCGGCATTGACAGAGGCGGGGGCCTTCAACTTCACGCCGCTCGTGGCGCAGCAGATCGCGAGCCAGGCCACTCTCTTCCAGTTCCAGGTCTCGACGGCGACGCAGAAGTTCATCGCCCGCGAGCTTGGGGCGGGCGTGGCCGGGGGCGAGAGCGTCGATCAGATCGCGAAGCGGATTGACGGCGTATTCAAAGACCGGAAGCGGGCGCGCACGATCGCGCGCACCGAGGTCGGCAAGAGTAACCAGCAGGGCACGCTGATCGGCTACCAGACGAGCGGCGTCGTCGAGAGTAAACGCTGGAATTCGAGCGACGTCGGCGTGAGGCCATCGCATCAGATCGACGGGCAGGAGGTCCGACTGAACGAGATGTTCACGCTGGGCGACGGCGAGCAGGCCAACGCTCCGCTAGATCCGGCGCTGTCGGCGAAGAATCTCATCAACTGCCGGTGCTTTATGACTCCGGTGCTCGGAGAGGGGGACGAATGAGCGAAGACATCACGCGAGAGGGCGCCGGTCAGATCCGAGCGCGGAAGGGCGGCAAGGGTCACCTCGACTGGGAGACCGGCAGATTCTCGATGATACTGGCGACCGACAAGGAGGCGTCGGACGGTCACATCCTCTCGATGCGTGGCGCCGAGTTGCCCGAGCAGATGCCGCTGCTCGTCCAGCACTCGCCGCAGGTAATGATCCCGGCGCTCGGCTCGGTCGTCGATCTGAAGCCTCGCACTCATCAGCTCGACGCTGTCGGTCACGTCGAACTCGGGGGCGCGGGCGACGATGCACGCGACGACGGTGCGCCATCGTTCAATGATCCGCTGCGCGAGATCCGCGCGGGATACGCGCACCTGATCGACAAGGGCCACATCTCGTCCGTCTCGATCCGATGGGAGGGCGACTCGGTCCCGCGGACATCGCTGAAGCCGACTCACCCCGCCTATATCGACGGGTCGAATGAGGCGCTGCCGCACGAGCAGAGATACGGCCGATTCTTCACGAAGTGGCGGGCGCTTGAGGGCTCAGTGGTTGCGATCGGCGCTGACCCCCTGGCGGCGATTCGAGCGCGGGCCTCCGACGAGGAGGTCGGCGATGTCGAGCGGCTCTACTGGGGATCCGTGGCGCGAGCCCACGAGTCCGGGGATGAGTCGCCCGACATGCTCGCCGCGATGCAAGCGATCAGCGAGGGTGCGGAGATCTTGCGCGCGGCGGGTCTTGAGCCTGCCGATCTGGCCCGCGTTCTGGTCAACTTCGGGGGCATCGCAGACGACGCGCTAGACAATTCTCCCGTTCGGGTTAACGTTCGGGGGCGCGTGGAGCTGGTCTCTCGGGACTGCTTTGAGCAACTGACGGGCGAGAGCCTGGACAGATACCGAGAGGCGCTCCACCTCACGGGCGCGGCACGTTCCGCGCCTCCGGTCTCGCCGGAAGGCGACGACCCCCCGGAGCCGGAAGGCAGCCGGGCGGCTGCGACGCACACACACAAAGCCACCGAGCCCGGCCTGCTCAGTCTGAGCGACGAAGATCGTCGCGCGCTGACTCAGGGCATCCTCGGCGGCGTATCACAGGCGCTCGGGGATGGATTCCGCGGCCTGCGAAGGAACTGAAATGCGAATTCAAGTCAAGGCAAAGACGGCCATCGAAGCGACCGGCGATCTTCCGGCCCGCTCGATCGGCGACGAATGGGATCTGGAGCTGTCGGAGTTCAACGGCGAGACGATGGATCTCGTCGGGGAGTCCCAGGAAGACGTGCGAGCCGATCAGCTCGCCCAGATCGGGCGCCAGATCGGCGACGACCTGCGCGCCGAGTTGGGTCCGATCGTGACGGCCGCTCTCCGGGATGCCGGCGCGGGCCGCGTGACCGAGCGCCCCGCAGCCGATCTCGTCCCCGCTGGATCTGCCGGCCGGACGCAGCTCGCGAGTCTGTCGCAGCATCGCTATGACCGTCTCCCCGAGAACGAGCGCGCACTCCGATCGCCGGAGAGCGACGTCGCGGTGCAGCGCTACTTCCAGGGGATGATCCGCAAGGATCACTCGATGATGCTCGACGCGCTGGAGATCACCGAGGGGATCGGAGGCGTCCGGGGGGAGCGAGCTGCGCTGGCCGAGGGCGTGGCAGCAACGGGCGGCAATCTGGTCCCGACTCCGCTCGCGGCCATGATCGTCGAGAAGCGGCAGGACGTCGAAGTGATCGGCCCGCGTTCACGGATGTTCACCAGCCAGAACCAGAGCATCGCGATCCCGACGCAGGCTACGCTGATGACGGCGGCGCTGACGACCGAAGGCGCAGCCATCGCAGCGACCGATCCGACGTTCGGGCAGGTCGTGCTCAGTAAGAAGAAGATCGCGACGGCGACGCGCAGCTCCCGCGAGTTGCTCGACGATTCGCCCTTCGATCTCTTCGGGCAGGTCGCCGACATGGCAGCGAAGGCCATCGCGCTCCAGTACTCGGCGAGCGATGCGGACGGCGCCAACTTCACGGACGCCATCTTCATCAGCTCGGCCCCGAACGTGATCGACGCCGCCGTCGCGGCGCTCACGATCGCGGAGATGGAGACGATGTACTACACGCAGCCCAGTCGGTATCGCGCCGGCAGCGTCTGGCTGATGCACGCCGACACGGTAGAGATCGTCGCGGGCCTCGTGGACACGTCCGGCACGACTGGGCGGCGCTGGTTCGAGCCTGCAGGCGGGACGCCGGTAGGTCTGAACGGCGGGCAGGGCGCCTCGGCAGTCGGGACGATCCTCGGACTTCCGGTCCTGGAAGAATCGCAGGGGATCCCAGGTCTGGCGTCCGCGGAGATGTGTCTGGCAAACCTCGACTACTACGGCACGCTGGACGACGGCGGGCTGCGGGTCGAGGCCAGCGATCAGTTCGCATTCCTGGAGGACGAGATCGTGTGGAAGTTCATCGGACGCCGCGACGGCGCGGTGCTCCAGGGCGAAGCCTTCCAGGTCTATCGAGGGATCACCTCGTAGGGCGGGGACGACGAGCGCACAAACGGCAGCGGGTCGCGGCTTAGGACGGTCGCGGCCCGCTCAGCCAATACAAGAGAGCAGGAGCAACGGATACAGATGGCGAACGTGAACATCGGTGATTGTCAATTTCTCCACGGTCAGCGGCGACAGAAGTCATCGCCGACGATGGTATGCAAGTGCGGACGCGAGGCGACGCAGATCGTGAAGCAACGGAGCCCGCGTTTCTGTCTAGAGCAGGCAGCGAGGGCCGTCCTGCGTCCCGTCTTCCGCGAAGACCTGGAGACCTATTTGGCCGCGACCCCGGAGCAGACGAAGCGACTGAACCCGCCCGGCGGCGCGGCCTCGGCGGCGACGCACAAGGAGTGGCGGCAGGCGGCTGGGATCAGCGTCGAGGACTATCGGAAGGATCCAAGGCGCGGCATTCAGCCCGACACAGAAGGGCGGATCGACATCTTCGCCGCAGCCGATCAGATCCTGAGCGAGATCGAAGGCCAGGGCGTCGAGGCCGACGATCCTATCGGCCGCGTCCAGCCGGCGATCGAGGAGCGGACGGAGATCTCGCCGGACGAGGCCGAGGAGCTGGCCGCGTTCCGCGCGGATCGCGCAGACAAGGCAGCGAAGGCCGCAGCGCGGCGGGCAGCGAAGAAGGCCGACCGCGTGACCGGAGCGAAGACCACAGAGGCCACGACGGCCAGCGTATAGGGGGACTCGACAGTGCCGCAGTTCATCCCCGACGTAGGGGTAGTCGGTCTTCTGGCCCCGAAGGTCGGAGTCGATGCCGAGATGGGCCTGATCTCGGAAGCGACGACGCTGACGGACGTCTTCACATCGGTCGGCGACGCCCCGAGCGGCGGCACGGTAACGATCCTCTACAGCCCGACTGCGGGCGGCGGCGGGTCGGGGATCACGGTGACGATCGCAGACGGCGCGACATCCGGGACTGCGACCGGATCGATCGCGCTATCTGCGGGTGCGACTCTATATCGGCGGATCACCGCAGAGTCGGGCCTGGCGCTGAATCTCGGAGGCTATGCGACCGTCGCCCTATCCGGGATCACAGACACGGTACTGGCGACCCTGGGCGATCTGAAGCTCCATCTCGATAAGACCGGGACCGGGGACGACGTCGCGCTGACGTTCTGCCTGGCCGCGGCATCGAGTGACATGGAGGCGTCACTCGGTCGGAGCCTACTGCGCGTCCCCTACACGTCGGAGAAGTATGACGTCGCGCCGTTCCAGGACTTCGTGCTGCGCGAGTACCCCGTGAATCCCACCTACTCATCGAGAGCAGTAACGGAAGGATCGACCGCGCTGACCAATGATGACGACTATCAATACCGCGGTGCCCAGGATCACGCGCCAGTGCGGCTGCGTCGGATGTCTGGCGCTGGCGGAGTGCCGCGGAAGTGGACCGAGGGCGAGGTGACCGTGACCTACGAGGCGGGCTACGCCCAAGTCCCGGCCGCGATCAGGAACGCCGTCGTCGAGATGGCGGCGCACCTCTGGCGGCAGCGCGTCGATTCGGGCAGATCGCAGCTCGGGCTCTCGTCGAAGACCCCGGCGAACGGCTCGGCCGAGTCCTACCTGCCCGAGCTTCCTCATATCGCGCACGTTATTCAGACCTTCAAGCGGAAGTTCGCCTAGGGTGGCGCGGGTCGAGATCACGACCGAAGGGCTCGACGACGCCCTGCGGGTTCTCGACCGCCTGAATCTGAAGGCGAATCCAGGGAAGCGGGCCGCGGCGAAGATACTGATCTCGATCGCTAACGAGATCGCGAGCAATGCGCAGTCGACGCAGATCCTGCGCGGCGGCGGCAAGGGTCCGGCCACGGATCCGCCGACGAAGGTCACATCGCGCACCGGAACGCTGCGACGCTCGATCGCCGTAGATCGCGGCGAGCTGGGATCCTTGATCGTCTCGATCGGGACGGATCTCGTATACGGCGCCGTCCACGAGGAGGGCGGCAGGATAAAGATCCCGCAGACGCGAGTCCGCGAGCATAAGCGCAAAAGCGCCTTCGGTAAGAAGTTCCCTGCGTTCACGGTGCCGGCGCATACACGCAAAGCACACACGGCGAAGTATCCGAAGCGTCCTTTCCTTCGGCCGGCGCGCGATGCAATCATCCGTAACGGGACGGCAGAGAGGATCGTCCGCCGCGGGATCGAGAATCTCCTAGCATGAGCGAGCTGAACGATCGGCTGACGACCGTGAAGACCGCGATCGAGGCCGCAGTCGTCGGGATCACGGCACAGGTCGGCTTCACGCCGACGATGGACGTCGGGAAAGAGAAGTTCCCGTTCGCGATGGTCTACAACCCGGTCGAGACGACGCTAGAGGGCGACCATCTCCAGGCGATCCGCGTCGTGACGATGGCGATCATCTACATCCGTGACCAGAACGAGTTCGCGCTGGCTTCGACGGACCTCGATCTGATCCGCGACGAGTTGGAGACTGGACCCTGGAAGGGTCTCGTCGCAGGAGAGGAGCATGGAGTCACGGTCACGCGGCGCGCGATCAACGAAGAGAACGATGAGCTGGGCCGGATCCAGGCGCTGATCGAGGTCGAGATGCGTCAGGAGGGCCAGTAGATGCCGACGATGGCGGTCTTCGATGCCTCCGTCGCGACGCTGCTGACGGACGCGCCCTACACCTGGACGCGCTCGGTCTCGGACTGGCGCGTCGATCGGGACCGTCCTGATCCTGGGCCGCTCTTCCAGCTTCGGATGTTCCAGACGGAGCTGGACGAGAGCCAGAGCGCAATCGTCGGATTCGAGATCGTGAAGATCGAGCTAGCCGTTCATCGCTATCTTCAGGACACGGACGCCGAGCGGACGTATGTGATCTCGGAGATGGGGCCGGACCTGCTGACGCTGCTCGATCGAGCGACCTGGAAGGCTGTCGCGGGCGTGAAGAAGGTAATCGAAGGCCCGGAGCTGACCGGGCCTCCGACGCTGAACCTGCGCGTGATGAGCTACACGGTAGAATTGACAATAGAGAAGGTCGCGGCTTAGCGACCTGGGGGAAATTCGATGGCAGATATCAACCTACAATATGCGATGGCGATCGAGACGCAGACGACGCTCGGCACGATCTCGACGGCAGTGGCTGGACTGACGACTCCCGTGACCATCGCCGATGGGCTGATCTATGGCGACGCCGATTCGGGCACCCGCGGCACGGGGATCGAGTTCAGTACGGAGCCGAAGCTCCAGGAGCGCGGCTCGGTTGCTGGTAGCAAGACGGCGCTGATTGACTCATATCTCGGCATCGAGACGGTCGCCAACTTCACAGTGACGATGCCGTTCACCGGGTCGCTCGTCGATGTGGGCGGGGCGCTCGCGGATTCGGACTTCGATCTCGCGACCCATTACCCCGCTCTCGACGCTCTGCTGAGATGTTGCGGCCTAGTCGGAGCAGGCGGCGCTGGGGATAGCTGGGACTACACGCCCGTCCTAGCTGCCGGGACTACCGAGTTCTGCTCGGCGATGATCTGGGATTCTGGATTCGTTCACGGCGTGAAGGATATCCGCGGCGATTTCTCGATCAAATACGATCCGGGAGAGGTGCCGATCATCACCTTCACGCTGCAAGGGATCGTCGATACGGCCGCGACGCAGACGGCGACATTCCCTGCGACGGTGACCTATGGGGTCTGGCTGACCGAGCAATTTCAGGCCGCAGAGTCGGCAGTCACTGCGGAGTGGGCGGGTACGACTCGGAGCTTCACGGAGCTTGAGGTGGCATCGGATAACAAGCTGACAGCGGTGAAGGACATCACGGCAGACGAAGGGAAGCGGGTCAAGCTCGGCAGCCCGCGAGTCTATACGCTCAGCGGGACGATGATCGCAAACTCTGCGGACGCTCGCGCCGAGTATGACGCGATGGTCGGCACTGGAGCGGGCGACACTTACGTCCTCCAGATCGGCGCGGCGACGGCGATAAATACCAACGCCGACGCGCACAAGCTGACGATGACGGGACTCAGGCCCACGACGGTGAAGACGATCGACCTGGAGGAGACAGGCTCGAAGGGCGTCGAGTTCGAGGCGACGCTTTCCAATACCGTGGACGGCGCAGAGTTCGCTCTTAACTTCCTCTAACCCGCCTCGGGGAGGGTAGATCGTGGCACGCGACCCCGAAGTCAATGTCCGGCTCGGACTGAAGGACAAGCTCAGCGCTGGACTGAAGAAGACCTCGTCGGGCGTCAAGAAGGCGAGCACGCGGTTCAAGCAGCTAGCGACGAGCGCCCGAGCCGCCGCTGCGGCTATGAGCGGCCCGTTCTTGGCAGGTCTAGCGCTGGCAGCGCTGGCCCTGCGCTCGCTAGCTCGTGTACTCGGCGAGGCTGTAGAGAAGAGCGCCGAGCAGGAGGCTGCGGTCAAGGCGCTGACGGACGCGCTCGCTCCGCTCGGGTCCAAAGCGGAGACGGTATCGCAAGCCCTGCAAGAGCAGGCGGCGGCGCTCCAGAAGGTATCGACCTTCGGCGATGAGACGATCATCCGAGCCCAGGCTCTGATCGCGGCCTTCGTCCGGGATGAGGATCAGATCAAGGCCGCGACGAAGGCGACGCTCGATCTCGCCGCGGCCAAGGGTTTCGATCTCGTCACGGCTGCTGATCTCGTATCTAAGACACTCGGCTCTTCGACTAACGCGCTGAAGCGCTACGGAATCGAGGCGAAGGGCGCAGTCGGCTCGACCGAGCGGCTCTCGTCCCTGACGGGAAACATCGAGAAGGTCTTCGGCGGGCGCGCAGCCGGTGAGATCGATACCTACGCAGGCGCGATCAAGCAGTTGTCGAATGCTTACGGCGACTTCCTGGAAGTGCTCGGCAACACTGTTACGAAGAGCGGCGCGGTGCGCGAGACGATCGATCGGCTGCTCGGATTCTTCACGGATCCCGCGACGACCAAGGGGATCCGGGACTTCTCGAATCTGATCTTCTCCGTAGTCAACCATCTAGCGACTGCCGCGGGCATCGTGAAGAAGATAGTGCTGCCGCCATTCCAGTCGATGGCGACGCTGCTGACGTCGTGGGTTCCTCTCGCGCTTGCTGCCGGCGAGTCGATCCGCCAACTGACGGACGACTCCGTCGATTATGCGGCGCAGGCCGAGCGTATGGGGATCACCGAGGCTGAGCTGCAGAGGATCGTGACGGCCCGGATCGCAGCGAATCGCGAGGCCAGCATCTCGACTACAGAGTTCGCCGCCGAACAGGCGAAGGCTGCAGAGGCTGCAGAGGAGCTAGCGAAGTCCGAGGCGATAGCAGTGAAGGCCGCGGAGGAACTGGCGCAGGCGCAGAAAGACGCGGCCATCGCGGCCGAGATCCAGAAGACCGAGCTAAACAAGCTGAAGAAGTCCGTCGAGGACACGGCGAACGCCTACGATGGAGCGCTGGCATCTGCCAGCCGGTTCGGGTCAGTCAGCAGCGCGATCCTGGAGGGCGAGATCATCGGGATCGAGACGGCGCTGCTCGACCTGAAGAACATCCACGGCGAGTACTCCCTGGAGTACCAGAGGCAGGTAGAGGACGCGGCGCGGGCTACCGAGCGTCTTCAGCGTCGGATCGATTCGCTGAAGTCCGGCCACGGCGATCTGAAGACTGCAACGCAGGAGACTATTCGGGAAAATGTCGAGCTAGCGCAGTCTACCGAGACGGCCGCGCTCGGGCTCGGCCGACAAGCTCTCGCCGCGAACGCTGCGACGAACGCCCAGCTCGGGCTCAATTCTGCCTCCAACGCATATAGACAACTGAACGCGACGGCCTCCCAGATCGGCCAGCCATCGAGTTTCGCGAGCATCGGCCGCGGCACGTTCACCTTCCCGGCTGGGACTGTTGTAGTTGACGGGACTGGGAGAAGGATCACAGTCTGATGCCGGCAGCCACCCGACCGAACCCCGCCCGCAACGCCCGCTTCGGCGTGCTCCATGCAGCCAGGGACGCAGGGGATTCTGCGCTAACCCTGACCGGCGCCTACGAGGCAGCAACGCCGAAGGCTCGCCTGATTGACGACCAGGCCGGTCGGCCTCTGGTTGCCACAACGAATACCGGGGTCCGCGAGGTGCTTCTCGATAGAGGCCAGCACGACGTCCGGGAGGGTACCGACAGGACCATCATCGCCGGCCACAACTTCGACGCCGAGAGCACCGTCACCGAGTACCGGACTGCGGCCAATTCATCCATGACGTCAGCGGATAGGATCCTGTACCAGGCGGACCTATCCACGGTTGATCTGCCGCTGGACTGCGGTTCGATCGGCCTCTATGACATCGAATACAGGCAGCTCGACGCCGCCGCACTCGCACCGAATCAATACCATGAAGTGCTGTTAGAGGACGGGACTACTAATCCCGTCAGGATGGGCGAGCTGTGGGCGACTCGAATGCTCACGCCCTCCTCTGGGCATTCGACCGAGTGGAGCATCGACCCCGGCGGTAACGTCGCGATCACCCGCAGCATCTCGGGCAAGACCTACGCCACGAAGCTAGGCGAGCCTCAGAGGAGGTGGACGCTTAGGCACGAATCATGCAGCGACGCCGACCGGCGTGAGGTCTACGGGCGTTTAGATCGGGCGTATGCGAACGGGCAACCCGTGATCTATGACCCGCCGGAAAGCGGGGACCATCGTTATATACGCTTCCAGATGGAGCAAGGAACTACCGCCGGTGCCCAGTGGCAAGACCTGTCCGGGTCCAGCACCTCGGTGATTGCCCTGGCCTCACAACGCGATCCGTGGCACGCCGATGTGAATACCGAGCACGGGATGCGCGTGACGACGAACGGCTTAGGCACCTACGCACAAGGACCGGGGCATGATAATGCGACGACACGAACTGCACACGGTCTGACGGGCGAGAGCTGGGCAGGTCTGCACATCACGCTCGATCTACGCTGGCCTGTAGGGGAGACTACTACCTGGGTGACGGCCAACAGATCCGTCTGCATTGAGATCGAGTCTAATACGGATAACGCCAAATACTCCCGATTCGGACTCGCCCAGTGCGTCATCAATAGCGGCATCGCGACGGACGTCTGGTATCGCATCTGGCTCGATCCAAATACGCAGGCTCCGTTCTTGACGGGATCCTCCGGGCCTGCCGATCTGACGGACGTCACCGGGGTCAGGCTACTGATGGAGCCTGACGTGGCAGTTCGGAAGCTCGACTTCGCGAAGTTCACGCTCGTCGATCCCACGAAGGGGCCGCGCATCGTCGAGATTCTATCGCCTCCGACCTATCGTCAGGTCGCCGACTCTCCGTCCTCTGACCCCGAGTGGGACGTGGATCTGGAGATTCTAGAGCTGCTGACGTAAAGGGGACGGATGCGAACGCTACCGCGAGACGAACTGGCGAGGCGGCGGCGATGGCAGCCGCATCTCCTAGTCAAGTTCGAGCAGTATCGTCTCCGCGATACGCCCGGCAGCGAGTTCCTTCGGACTCTCTACTGGTCCACGGATCCCGTGACCTATGACTACGGAAACACGGGGACCGATATCGACTTCGATGCTGTGGTTGTGGATGCGACCAGCGTGCTCGCGGGGATGGGTCACGTCCAAGGTCCATTCGAGATCGGCGGGCTTCAGAAGACGCTGACCCTGCGGCTTCGCAATGGTGAGATCTCTACGGCCACTGCCGCAGGCAGCCCGGCGACGATGCGTCTCTCCGAGTTCCTGCGCGATCAGTGGCCGCTCCAGTTCGGGATGATCGAGGTCGCGGAGATCCGGCTCGACCTGGACGCAGGCGAGCAGCTCCCGGACCTCTCGGCGCTCGACGGAGACGAACATGACGTCTGGTATCGCGGCGAGCTGGTGCGGGTCGCGGACGAGAACCAGAGCGAGATCGTGCTGGAGTTCTCGACGTCGCTCTTCAGTCGGAACGAGAAGAGCCTGCTGGGGCCACCGCTGCCCGGTACGGATGAGACGACCGATCCCATCGACCGAGGCACCCGCCTCCCGACGCTGCTCGGCGATGTCTTCCGTTCGAGTACGCGGGGGTTTCAGGTCGGCGGCGTGACGACGCTGGCGCGCACGATCAGCCCGACATCGACGGCGCTGCATTTCACGGACATCGGGGACTTCACATCTGCCGCTCGGATCCTGATCGGACGCGAGCAGATAACTATGTTTGGCGCTCCGTTGCAGGGCGTTAACGGCTGGCAAGTTTCCGGGGGCGCCGCGGGTCGCGGAACGAGTGGGACTCAGGCAGCGTCGCACGCGGCCGGCGAGACGATTCTCCAGCTCCCGGCCGGCTCGTCCGTGTATAAGTGGCTGGTCGCGGATCACGAGATTGACTCCGTCGATGCGATCTACGCGCACTCGATCGCGAGCCCCGATATGGTGCGCGTCGATGAGAGTCTGTTTACGAAGACGTACACCGACACGACGAGTCTGCCGGCGGGTCTTGCGGGTCCGGTGACGACGATCTCGCTGAACAGGACGAACCTGCTCAGGATCATTAATGACCTGATCATCCTCGGCGCCGCGCAGACGCAGGATCAGCAGATCAGCGTCACGACTACCACTACCATCACGCCGCAGTCCTCGGTTACAAACGACGACCAGATGCCTACATCCTGGCACGGGCACGCGGATATGAGTCTGCTGATCGATGGACAGACGGGCTCCGCAAATACGCTGAATCAGGTCTCTTCGGGGAGCAAGTCGGGAACGATCTTCTTCCCAGATCCCGGCGGGACGATCATCAGCCAGCGCCTGAGGGTATGGATGGAGGATAATGCCAGCGACTATTCTGGAGTTGGAATAACCATCACACACGGGGGGACGCTGGTCCACAATTCGCACACCGGCAGCTCGGGCGTGTATAACGACTATGCCCCGGTGCTTCTATCCAGTCTGAACTCCACTACTAACCGAGTGGACATCACTATGATAGGAGGGGTTAGCGCAAACCAGATGCAGATCGGCGAGATCCACCGGAGCGTGACCTATATCCCCTACCCGCCGGCCGTCACGTCACCGTCGAGAGTGACGATAGACATCCAGAATCAGGCCGCGGCAGTCGGCGGGTCGCTCCGCTTCTTCGTCAACGCGCAGGGCGGCGTAGTCCCGGCCTTGGACACGAACTACACGGCCTCGGCGGGTGATCCTGTCTACAACCTGCCCGACATGCTGCGCTGGATCCTGACGGAACGGATGGGCCTGGCTCACGGCGACCTGGACGCTACAACCTGGAGCGCCGCCGAGACGGAGCTGGCAACCCAGGTACTCGGAACAGTCCTTCACGAACTCGGCGAGACGCCGGAAGGGATTATCGCGCGGCTCTGTTTCGAGGGCCGCGGCCAGATCGCTCTATGCGAAGGCGCAAGCGGCACCGTCTGGAAGCTACACGTCGCCGAGCAAAGCTCCGGCAGTGTCTACCAGTACCCTGCGGCGTCGCGGACGCTGACGCAGTGGGGGAGCCTGACGGCCGAAGCTCGCGACCGCTCGGGCCTCTATAACGAGACGACCGTCCTCGGGGACTTCGATCGCACGTTCCAGCCGGGCGATGCTGGTGGCTTTCAGTTCGCGCAGCAGATCAGCGAGGACGTCTCGGCGGTATCGACCTATGACTTCTTCCCTGCCGCAGGAGCGCTGCCGCTGAAGGGGTCGGCGCAATTCGACCGCGGCACCCACGGCGAGAGCCTTCGGATCTTCGGACGTCGGCCGCGCAATGATGTCTTCGGCCTATTGACCCACGAGCACGCAGAGAAGCAGGGAGTGATCACCGCGGCCCGCGCATCGGCGCAGCGTGACATCGCTGGCTTTTACATGAATGACGCCATGAGGGCGAATGCGCGAGTCTTCCACATGACGGACGTCCCGTGGGTGGAGGCGCTCGATCTCGAGCTGGGCGATATGGTGAGATTCATCCCGACCTGGCAGTCTGCGAGCCAGCCTCTTCTCTCGCTGACGGATCCGGGGACGACGGACCACATCCAACAGGTCGGGGGCTCGATCTTCAGCTACACGACAACGAATACCGGGGAGGCTCAGGGCGGGACGAGCCTCCGAGTCCAGCCGGCCACGAGCGGCACGGATACGAGCGTCAGGCTCCCGCTCGGATGCGATCTGGGCGCGACCGATGATGACACTGGGGATCAGATCGACTTCATTTCTGTCGATGTCTACTGCCCCGCATCTATGTTCGCGATCATTACTGCGGTGAATTTGCTCTTCACGAGCCATGAGAGTTTCTCCACGGACTACAAGGTCGCGGCCATGGGCGTCGGGGATCTAGTGTCAGATGAATGGGTGACACTGACGAAGAACGTCGCGGAATTCGCTTCTCCTACGGGCACCTGGGAGCCGAGCAAGACGACCCTCGTCCAGCTCCAGGTCGGGCACTCAGCATCAGCGGCAGGGGCCGAGTCCTTTCACTGGTCCAACCTGCGGCGCGGCCCGACGATCAAGGGCCGGGTCATAGGGGCGACGAAGCAGCTCGGGGGCCAGGCCGCACGCGGCCGGATCGACCTCGACATCGCAGAGCAGCTCGTCTGATGGCCCGCCAACTCTGGGACTGGCAGGACATGAAGGAGCGGCACCCCGGCGCGATCTCGCCGAGCGCTGCCAGCTCGGCCTTCGTGGAGATGACGCTGCTCAATAACTGGGCAGATGCCTCCGCGGCCTGGGGTGTTCTCAGCTATCGGCTCGACGAGGACGGGATGGTCGAGCTGCGCGGAATGACAAAGCACACGGCGTCGCTCACTAGCGGGGACTTTGTCATCGCGACGCTACCTGCTGGGGTCCGGCCGGGCGTCGAGATCCAGAAGGTCGAGTTCTACGTCTCGGCTTCGATCCCGGTCGTGACGCCGATTCGGGTTCTGACGAACGGGCAGATCGCGTGGAAGGGTTCGAGCGGGTCGGCGATCGACTACCTCGTCCTGGACATTGACTTCCTGGCGGAACAGTAGATGGCCCGCAGCCAGATCCCGACAGAGAGTCTCCTGAAGGTCGAGACGAGTTCGCTCTCGCCGTCCGACTCCGATGAATCCTGGACGACGGTCGGCGCAGCGGGCGCGATAGCCTACTCGGGGACATGGGCCGCGCACGCGACGGAGCCCGCGCTGCGCTACCGCATCGACTCGCTCGGGAACGTCCACTTCGTAGGCAGTTGCCAACTGGCGGCGACGCCTCACGCGACGCTGGAAACGGTCCTCGTCCTGCCGGCGAACATGGCACCCGGATCTGGGATCCTTTACTACCTGAACGTCGCGGCGGAGCAGTCGCCCTACAGCCAACTCTACACCTACTCGGTGCGAATCGTCTACGCGGCCGACGCGACGTCTCCGCTCGCGCTCAACTGGTGGCTCGGGGGCGGCTCGATCTCGGAGCTGCGTTTCGCAAACTCCTGGCACCCGGTCTGATGTCGCTCTTTTGGCGCCGCGCCGATCTGAAGAAGGTCAATCCGGGGACGAAGCTCCCGGCCGATGCGACCGACTGGATCGCCGTCTCTGGCGGCATCGGCTTCGCTGCAGCGGCCGGCTCGGACTGGACGAATGCGGCCTTCGCGGACCCGCTCCGCTATCGGCGCGACGCCTCGGGCCGAGTCTATCTGAAGGGGACGATCGCGAAGAGCGACAGTCCGGTGCAGTTCCTCGGCTCCCCGGTCGTGACGATGCCGGCGGACTTTCGGATGAGTGGCTCGCTCGTGCAGTTATCGACCTGCTACTCCAGCCAGTCGTCCTCGGCGGGCCTCTCGGTCGTGACGATCTGGGGCGAGGGCAGCGTACTCGCGGGCCAGATTCGTTTCACGGGCTACGGCGGGACGAACGCAGTCGGGCTCTGTGTAATTGATCTAAGCTATCTCGCGGGGGGGTAGTAGATACGTGATGGAGATCCCGAACGAAGTAGTCGCTCTGGTAGTAACGGCTCTTGCCGGCGGCGGCGGGTTCGCGGCGCGGCGCTGGCACAACGGTAACGGCCGCCACGCGGCGGCGGTCGAGGGGACGGAGCGCCGGCAGGGGCAGTCTGAATTGATCGCGGCGGTGCGTGAAGGGACTCGGGCGACGCGCGAGGAGGCCAGCAAATCCCAAAGCGGTATTACGGCGCTCGCTAAAGAGCAGGCCGAACTCGTTGGCTACCTCAAGGCCAAGCTCTGAATGAGTCGAGGACCGTGGACCTACGGGCGGCGCTCGACGTCGCGGATTCTGACCTGCCATCCCGATCTGAGGCGCGTGCTGTACCGCGTAATCCTACACCTCGACGTAACGATCCTCTGCGGGTCGCGCACCGAGGCCGAGCAGGAGGCCGCGTTCCGTGGCGGGACTACTACGCTCCACTTCCCCGAGTCAAAGCACAACGTCAAGCCGGGCCGGCTCTACAGCGACGCGGTAGACCTCGCGCCCTACGATCCCGAGGTTCCGGGCGGCATCGACTGGGCCGACGTGGCCGGGTTCGAGCGCATGGCCGACCTCGTGCTAGCGTGCTCGGACGGCGAGGGCGTTCCGCTCCGCTGGGGGGGAGACTGGGATATGGGGGGCGACCGGAACCCGGCCGGAGCGCTTGAGGATCTCCCGCATTTCGAGCGACTGCGACCGTTCCGGGCGGTGAGTCCGTGACGCAGTATCGCGCCGCGATGGTACTGACTGCGATCATCTTCGGGCTCGCGATCACTGCGGCCTATACGATGCCCGCTCCTGCCTGCGGCTCGTGCAATGTCGAGGAGCGCGACGAGTCTGTTGGCTTCGGTCTGCGCCAGGCGTGCGAGAACCTGATCGGCGTCGAGGACTATGATCCGCTGATCTGCGTAGGAAAGATCTGCGCCGTATTCGAGAAGCAGGGCTTCGACCCCGGCGAGCTATGCCCGTCGCCTCTACCTATAGGACCACAATGAAACAGCTCATCGTTATCCTCTCCGCTCTTTTCCTTCTAGGCTGCGTCGGCCCGACGATCCAGAGGACCGCGTCGGGCTGGCAACTGACGACCGGCGTTCTGGGCCAGGGGACGGCGAAGGTCGGCGACGCCGAGACGGCGGGCTCGTCGATCTCCGAGGGCGCGGCCGAGATGCTGCAGGGGATCATCCTGCCTGCGATCGAGATGGGCTGCTCCGCGATCCCGACCTGCAATCCTCAGGACGCGACCCACATCCACGCCGCGCCCGAATGAAGCTGAAGGCGGGCTATCGCTACCAGCTCCAGGATGAGAACGCCTGGACCCTGCCTTTCGCGATCTCTCGCCACATCGACCCGGCCGCGAGGCAACCCCCCCACAATCGCCTAGAGCGGGTCGGCCGAGGCCAAGGTCCGGCGCAGCGCTGGCGGATCGTGCTCGAATCGGACTGGGCACTCGACGGCGCATCGGGCGGGATGCGCGACACGGACGCGGCTCTCGCGGGGGCTGGCGTCCACGACGGACTCTATCAGCAGCTCCGCTGGGGGGTGATCCACATCGACGCCCGCGACGCCTGCGACGACTTCTGCCGCGACCTCTGGCTGGCTGCCGGCATGTGGCGGATCCGCGCCTGGTACGGCCGGCGAGCGCTGAAGAGATTCGGAGCTGCCGCCGCGGATCCAGACGCACAGAAGCCGGTGCGCACGATCGCGAACGTGGAGGTCGAGACGCTGCCTTAGTCTCCGTGGAAGAAGTGCCAGATGCCGAGCCTGAAGCGGATCCAGGCGATCTCAAGGCGCTCGCGTGCCGTCAATGGTCGCGCCTCGCGAGGCCCGGATGATCTTCGATCATTTTCTCGCTCTGCTCCAGACGAAGCTCCAGACACTCGAAGCAGACTTCAAGCTGGACGTCTGGCTCGCCGGGGGCCTCTGTATGAATGATAGACGCCTCTGCTTCCCCGCAGTCGATGCAGGTCACTGCATCCGGCCGATCGCGATCCCTGCCATCAGGATCGCAGCGCCGAGGATCAGGAGATCCATCTTCAGCTCGGAGCCGGTCGGCCAGTTGATCCAGCGCCGGCGCTCTCGGCGCCGGACGCGGACGAGATCGTAGGGCGGGCTACAGTCGTCGGGACTTCGCCATCTGCTTCGGGGAATCATCGTCGTCTCCTCCATCAGAAGGGGATCTCGTCATCGCCGAGCGGCGCCAGCTCTTCGGCTGCGTCCTGCCCGGTCTCGGGGAAGGCTCCCGTCAGCCGGTCATACATCCGATCATAGCCCGGCTTTGGGGGGCAGTGCTCCATCAGATGCGCGTGGACGGTCTTCTCCGTGATCGTTCCCGTGAGTAGCGGCAGCCGTTCGGCCTTGAGCGCGGCCTGGAGGACTTTGATCGTATCCAGACCCGAGGCTTTGCAGTGCTTCCGGCTGGCCGTCATCAGCCGCCAGGTCATGTTTACCGTGATCCCGGAGAATCCTCCAGACGCTGCGGTCTGTGCGGAGGGTGCGGAGGGTGCCGGCCCTGACGTGCGTCGCGCTGCGGGGCTGTCCGGGAACGGCTGAGAGTGATCCTCGCCTTCGTTCGCCTCTGTGTCTGGCTGGTCTTCGGTCGGGATCGAGAACGCCTGGAAGATCCCGGCCTTCAGCGCAGTCGAGAGCGCCTGCGCTGCGCCCTTGTCGGGGGGATTGACGGCGTCGGCTCCCTGCCCGATCACCCGCATCGTCTCGCGATGCGTGGCCTCATTCGTCCCGTCGAAGCCGAGCAGCGTAAAGGTGTAGTCCACGGTCACGCGCGTGAGCAGCGCCTTCTTCTCGACGCCATTCCGGTCGCTCCAGGTCAGCTCCTGGACGGCGTCCGAGACGACGGAGGGCGTCATCACGAGACCCTTCGCGACGAGCTGCGGCTGGAGCCAGGCGAGCACCTGCTGAATCCCCCTGAAGGAGTATCCCATAGGGGAGCGCTCGGAGAGCGGGATCGCGGCGGCGTCGCGCATGATCGCGAGCCGGGCCTCGTATACTGACTTGAACGCTGCGGACTTCGCGGGCATCGGGATCCTCCTAGCTGATCTTGAGAGTGATACGGCGGTCTCGGACGGCGTAGACCTGGAGCGTCGCGCCCTTCCCCAGGCTCAGCTCCTCGACGTCCGTAGCCTTCATCGCGTCGAGCAGGAGCTTCAGGCCCGGCGGGGGCGGCTTCGGGTCGAGTCGATACTTCTTCGGGACGAGATGCTCCTTCCCGTCGAGCACGATCGCGGCCTGGCTCTTGGAGTAGTGGACCCTGACGCGCTCGTCCTTCAGCTCCGAGGCCCATAGGTTCGAGCGCTTCAGGTTCTCAGCCAGATACCGAGCGAGTCCGTCTGCCTGGCGCTCCAGCTTGCGGGCGTCGAGCAGATAGCGTTCGGCCAGAGCCTTCGCGTCGGCGACGATCTGGGCGGCGATCCCGTTCGGTCCTGCGGCCTCCTGTCGAAGCCCCTTGATGTAGAGGGCGATCTCCAGCGCGCGCTCTCGGCTGTCCCCTTCCAGGGACTCGATCTCGGCCAGACCCTCCTCTGATACCTCGCCAGTCTCGCTATCGACGTGACGGCTGATCGCGCTCTGCAGCGCGTCGGCGATCTCGTACAGTCTGCGTTCGTCTGCCATTGAATCCCCCTGAAGTGAGGCGAAAGCGTCGCACACATCCAGAGGTGACGCTACTGTCGAGCGCCTGATTGTGTGATACACAATCGGGGATAGGGGGGCCGATGGGATTCAGGCCGCACTTCAAGGCGCACGTCTCGATCACGACTCATCCGAAGATGGCCCGCATCTATGCGGACGATCAGCTCCTGGCCTGCTGGCTGCGGGTCGGCGTCGAAGCTGTCGAGAAGTTCGCCGGGAAGACGGGGGGCAGTTTCATCCTCCGCGACCTGGCTCTCTTGCCGCTAGCCAACACCCACGACCTCGCCGATGCGATCGATATCTTCCGGCGGATCGCGGCCGAGGGAATCTGGAAATTCACGCGCGCCGGCCCGAAAATTCACCGAATCGAATGGCTCAAGCTACCGGAAAAGCAGGGATTCGGAGGCGAAACGCAACGGAAACCCGGAGAGAACCCGGAGCAAACGCAACGGAAACCCGGAGCAAACGCCTCGGATCCGACTCCGACTCCGACTCCGATCTTAGATAAGAAGAAGAAGAAAGAGAAAGAGAAGAGCGCGACGGCTCCCGCCGCCGCTGTGTCTGTGGATCCTCCTGGCGACTGGCCGAATGAGAAGGAGCGCGACCAGATCGCAGCCTGGGCGGCGAAGCAGACGCCGAAGATCGAGCGCCGCTATCTCGGCCGGGCGCTGGAGCGATTCCGCGACAGCTCGGAGAACCGGAAGCAGAAGCGGAAGAACCCGCGCACCCGCCGCGGCTGGTCGGCCGCGTTCCGTGGCGGGCTGTCTGACGAGTGGTTGCTTCCCCCAGAGGTCCGCCGCGAGCGCAGCCGGCCAGTCGAAGCGAGGCCCGGTCACGGCCGGATCGACCGGCAGAATGCCGAGGCTCAGGCGGATATCGTCCAGGCACACGCGAAAATACACCCCGAGCCCGTCGAGGGCTGCGTCTGGTGCCCTCAATCAAGCCAGGGCTAGGACGGGACCAACCACCAGCGGGTGCTCTTAGAGAGCAACCTGCGCGCTCACAGAGGAGACTCCAGCATGATCGAGATCGTGAAACGCCAGGCTCCAGCTATGACTCTGACCCCGCAGTTGCCATCGCGAACGCGGCGCGTCGTCCACTATCGCTGCTGCGACTGCTGCGAGATCCAGTACGTCTTCAAATATGTGGGTCTACCGCAGCGGCTCGTCCGCTGCGTAGCCTGCTCATTCGCGAGGTGGCGACGCCGCCAGGGCATCGCATGAGCCGCTCGACTCACGCGATCGGGGCTGCTCGCGACGCGAATGAGCCCGAGATCCGGCGGGCATTCGAGGAGGTCTGTGGCGCGGTCTTCTGGCCGACCGCTGAGCCTGTGGACGCGCTCGTCTGGTGGATTGGGAGCTACGGCCCGAACAGCCCGCAGCTCCACGCAGTGGAGATCAAGCGCCCGGCAGGGCCGAAGGGCGGCACATCGGGCCGCAATCTGACCCCGGCCCAGGAGCGATTCTTCGCGGCCTTCCCGGCAGGCGTCCGACATGTCGTCAGGACGGTCGAGGACGTCTTCGATCTGGTCCCCCGGCAGCCTGGCTGGCCCGCGGCTCGCCATCGACCTGCCGTCTGGGAAGCTATCCGCGAGTTGAGGCCGACCCGCTCGCCCGAGGACGCGAAGTACGCCGCCGTCTTCCACGCGCGTCGAAGTAGCGAGCCCTGATTGCAGCGTTCACCAGCTCGGACACGTCGATCTCTCGGCGCCCGGCCTCGATCTCCAGGAGCGCATTCAGATCGGGCGCGAGGGCGACCGAGCGCCGTCTGACGGTCCCGCTCTCGTGCTTCGTGGGCCGGGAGCCCTGCTGTCTGTGGTAGA